TTATTTTTGGCCTTCTTCGTCTTTTACAAAAGAGTCGAAGCCTGCATCGGCCAATACAGCCCCCAAAATGTCCTGCATATCGCCGGAATTGGGAGAGATGTTCGGAAACTGGTAAACGATGACTGGATAGTCTTTGTTAGTGTCCGGTATGACGCCATAAAAACAACGCCCCGAAACCAATGGCTTCAGGGCGTTATAAATTTGTTGCTGGATCATGTCATTTTCCCGCCTCCGCTATAATTTCATCGCGTAACGTGTTAATTATGGTTTGTGCCGCCTGTTGCTTTGATTGCTCAAACGCAGGGCGCATAAAAGGTTTTGCCGGCATTTTGGACGTGCCAAACTCCACAAATCGCCAGTAAAACGGATCGCGCGGGTTATATGCACCGCCTTTCCCTGTTTTATCTTTGAATTTGAGGCCTTGTTTCGTTTTCAGCCCTTTCACCCAAACATAAGTATTTACTCTGCCGTTTTTGTCGATCTTCGTGCGCGACGAAATCGCTTTACGCAAAGTGCCGGGTTTCCGATACGGCGACGGCTGACTTAATACTGGGGCATTTGCTCTTGCGCGATCACGAATAATCGCGCCACCGCGCCGCATAGCTTTCACGGCAATGCGATTTTTTGCTTTCCTACCCAAAGCATTCATCGCTTGCCCTAACTCTTTCAAGCCTGTTACTTTTACTGTTACGCTACTCATTCGGATTTTCCTTACACATCAGCTGTAATGATGTATTTCGTCCGTTTGTGTTGAGAACAGATAAGATTTCATAGTATTTGCCGTTGTGATTGACGCGCATTGTCGGTTTAACGTCATCACGATAACGTAACCAAATTTGCGTCGTCACTTCGGATTGCACTTGTTGAGCTGAGAAATATTCTCGCCCTGATAGTGGCTTGATTTCCGCCCACACGGTCGCAACATCACGCCATTTCGTGACCGTTGCGCCATAATCGTTTTGGGCGTTGATTTGCTTTTGTAGCGTTACGCGGTGGCGCAATTTTCCGATTTCCATTTACACTCCCATAATTCGGTAAGGTTGGATCAATCGCCAAACACCCTCTTCAATTTCTTTCGTGGTTACACCGACTGCGACACTTTCTCGATGTTCATACCAATGTGCGATTGTCATCAGCATAGCTTGTTTGATTGCCGAATTAATCACTAAACCGTTTGATACATCTTCCGGCACGCTGTCCGCGTACAAAGTGCGGTCTAACTGGCTTTCGATGTACTCTTTCGCGGCAGATTCGTACAAAGTCAGCAACTCGTCTTCGTCATCGTGATCAAGGCGGCAATGCTGTTTGATAAGTTCGAGATTGATTAGCATAATAATTTCCGAAAGAAAGCCCCGTTTCCGGGGCTATGGATTATTTGGTTTTCGCCGCCAACGTACCTTTAACGAATGCTTCAGGACGGTAGATTGCTAACGCCAAACGTTCTTCGCAAAGGACGGTGACTAAGTTTTTCACAAAGTCATCTTCGTTTTCGGTTGATACCGCAATGCCTGATTGTTGGCGGTCAAAAATTTGCGCGCCCAAATCAAATGCACCGGTTAAGAAACTGCCCGCCGCCATTGCTTGGGTTTGCACCACCGGAATGCCCCATAAGGTCGGCTGCGCTAAACTTTGCGGATTGCCGATGATGTTGCGACCCATGCCGTCTTTTTCTAACTCGATTTTTGCCCAGTCAATAGGGTTCAATACGAAACCGTTAGACGGATATTCAGCAAGGATAACTTGCAACTGCGCTAAGCGTAATTGGTCGATAATGGTGTACGCTGCGAGTTTCGCCGGATCTGCGAACGCTTGCGCGACATTCATAATGCCGGTTAAACCACCGGCGGCACCGTCGCCGCTAAGCAGCTGTTTGTCTTCAACCAATTTCAAGCCGTAAGTTAAACGACCGTTGATATAGCTTTGCAACATTGCCGCGTCGTCCAAAATTTGACGAGATGCTTTAACAAAGTGTACCAACGTTTTAACACCAGTTGTAATTTCTTCAAATTGAAGATCGGATTGCGCTTTCTTCGCACCCTCGGACGCTTGCGCCGCCGCGTTATTCGTAAACAATTTTTCACGAACATATGTAATGGCGTTACTGTCGGTGGTACCCGGCATTAACAAATCGCGAATGGTTAATTTACGTTCCGGCATAGCAACCACACCCGGCACGCGATGTTCAACCACTAATGCACCGGCAGAACCTGCAGCATCGGCTGTCGCGCTAGTAATGGTCGCTTTAACCATTAATTTCGCAGATTTGTTCGCGCGTGGGTCTTGTACGTACGATTTAAACTGCTCAGTTTCCATAAGCTGTTCAGCAATGGATTTCTCAGTCGTTGCACCGGCACCGCGACGCGCCAATTTTTGCTCAACGTCATCTAAACGAGTTTTTGTATCGTTTAATGTGGTTAAGGCTTCATCGACACGACCTTTCAAGTCATCAAGACCTTTTTCGCCGTTTGCCATTTTACCTTTCAGTTCTTCACCAAGGTCTTTTACTTGATCAGTGGCTTTTTTCAACTCAGCGGCGAGCTGTTCGACGTTCTTTTCTTGTTCAGGCATAATTAATTTTCCCCATTGATAGATTTAAGAATGTTAATTGCATTGCTAATTTGGTTATTTTCAGGCTCGCCCTGAAGAAGTTTGCGCAAGCCGTGACTAGCAACAATCGTTGCTTGCGTTTTTGAAAACCCTAAATCTCTCAGAGCTTTCTCAAATTCGGGTAATGTCGGCAAACTGCCTTTTGCCAAAGCAGATTTAACCGTTTCGACACGGCTCGCTTCATTCGCCGGGAACGTTACAATCGAGATTTCGCGCAAATCGATTTCCAGTAACTCCAACACCTCTTCCGATTCGTCATAAGCCCATTTGCCCACGCGATAACCGATAGATAACCCGTCAATCGCACCGGCACGCATAAGCGCATGGATTTCTTTTGCTTTGGCGACATCGTTTACCAACAAGCGTCCCTCACCGTATAAGCCGTGTTCATCTTCTTTCAGCAGTGTCCAAACGCCCAGCGGCTGATTTCGATCATGATTCCATAGCACCGGCGGCATTTTGCCTTGCGCATTCCACGCTTTAAGCGATTCATCAAACGCGCCTTTACGGACGATTTCGTCATAGCTATCTTTCACATCAAACACATTGCAATAGCCAGAAAAAAAGCCGTCTTCGTTGACGGCTTCTGTTTTGAATGTGAGATCTTTAACTTTGAATGTCATTTTGTTGTTCCCCGATTTTATCGATTGAGGTTAAATTCAGTTGTACGGTTAATTGATCCGCCCCCTCCACCGGTGGCAAATTCTCTAACGCTCGCACTTCGTTGCGCGTCATCACGCCATTTTGTAAAAGTGCGGTATAAAAACTTGCGCGCCCCGCACTATCCGCGCGGAGCAGCCCCTCTACGCTGAAAATCGGATAGAATTTTGACCGTTCTTCCGGCTTTAATAGCTTGCGCGAAATCGTCTGCTCAATGCGTTTTAGCATTGGATTGAGCGAGTACGTTAAGAAATTTTGGTTAATTTGCTCCGCACTTGACGCCCAAGACGATGATTTATCCGTGCTAAAGACTAATTGCGGCGGCACACCAAACGCGCGGCAGATTTCTTCAATGCCAAAATAGCGACTTTCCAGCAACTGCGCGTCGTGTGGATTGATCCACGCGCCGGACATATTCGCCGGTTCCATGCCTGCTTCTAAAATCATCCATTTACCGGCATTTTCAGGCTTGCCAAAATCCGCCAATGCGTCACGCATTAATTTACGTTGATCGGAGTTCAAAACGCGGTCGCCGGTTTTCAAAAACCCGCCGGCTTTCAGGTTGTTCTTAAACGCTTTGGATGCGGCGTTATTGGCATCAATTTGTAGCCCCATAACGTGCGCCTGATAGCTGATTGGCGATAACCCGACTAAACCGTCAAGGGTAAAACCGCGGAAGTGTAAAATTTCTGATTCGGGATATTCGCCGCCGTCCACGTTATTTTTTGTATAAATGTAAGTATTGTTGTTGCTCCAAATATACAAATCGCTCCAAATATATAGTTCATTGCAACATTTTTAAAATCTGGTTTTTCTTTATCTGATTTTAAAATAAATCTAATACCAATTATAACTAACATTATAAGTCCTACTGCAATACCTATAAGTTGTAATAACTCTAATAATGTTTTAGATACACCTATAATTGTTCTTGCTGCTTTTGAACTTGTGTCTATATTTCCCTCTAAACTTGCTATAGTATCTACTTTTGTTGTAGATCCAAATACTGTACTCGAAATTATTGCTAATTGTATAAGAACTAGTAATAATACTACAACTTTTTTAAAATTTTTCTTTTTCATCAAAGCACTCCTACTCTTTATTATAATACCTTTATATTATACTATACTATCTATTTTTTTTCAAATCTTTAAATACTTTAAATAATAGATAGTATAAGTTATACTCACACTATCTATTCTATTTAAATATTATTTTCTTCTACTTCTTCTTGTTATCCTTCTTAACTTATTTTGATATATATACATTATTCCACCTAATATTGATATTGCAAATATTCCTATTACTACTTTAAAATTACTTTCCCCAGATCTTGGTAAATTTTCATTAACTTTTGGCACAACAGTTCCATTATTATTTGCAGCACCGTTATTACCATTTATACCTGTAAGTCCAATCCCTCTTCCTGGTTGGTTATTATTGTTAGTTCCTGGAACATTATTACTATTAAATATATTAGTTGAATTATTATTTGGATCTCCTGTTAATACTCTTCCATTATATATATATTGGCTACTAGTTCCTC